GTCCAGATCTAACTTTTGATGGATGTGGAAATGGAGCCGGTGTTCCGGCACTAGGAGCACTTTGCGTAGTGCCCCTATCATCTGGAATAGTGCTAATTGGCTTAGCGGCTGGAAAATAATTTTTAGATGGAACTTCCGGAACTTCTAAATCAAATGGCTCTACAGCCATTGTTGCTGGAGTTGATGGCGGAGAAGGAACATCTAAAGATGGTGGAATTTGAGCTTGAGCCTCTGGAGAAATTAATACTTCTGCACCTGCTTCGCCGGCAGATTCAGCAGCTTCTCCAAGCCTTTTAGCCGCATCAGAGTCAATTCCTTTTTGAGTTTCAATTAATTTAGAAATGTGTTCATTATAATACTCTTCAAATTCAGCATTATAGTGATCATATTTTATACGAAAAGTTCCAACCAGCTCAACATATTTTTCAAGATCTCGATTGCTGCGCAATGGAACCAAAGCCTTTAAAGCGCTATATAAAGTCGCAAGCATAACTTCCGACTTATTAAGCATTTTTTCAGTATCTTTTCTTAATTGTTTCGCGTATTTTGGAAATCTTTTTTCCCACATCTTAAGGGCTTGACCGCGATCAGTGGTCATGTTGTGCCACCAATCACTAAGTCCGGCCTCTTTAATTAATTCGGCATTAAATGCAGCCTTTTTAGGGGCTGGCTTTGGTTTTGGCTTAAATTTTTCAGGCATTCTTTCCATAAGGAATTTTTTTTGAGTCGGATCTAATCCTGGTCCAAATAAAAATTCCGTATGAGCCTTAGTTAAATCGCCTTGCAACTTACCAAATTCTTCTTTAATTTTAAAGAATTTATCATGAAACATACCAAGATAAATGACCGCTTCTACATACTCTCTACGATTAAATTTAGATTTGGCAACTTTAAATAATGATTTTAAAGTTCCACCATCATCATCCGAAAAGACTATTTCCCTAACCTTATCATCAACTCCGGTTAAAACAGCCATAAGGCGAGCAAACTCTTTACTATGCTCTTCTGTCTTTTTTCCATATTTTTCAAATTTGTCCATAGAAATCCTCATTTATCGTGATTTAACAAATTGATACGATAATATACATAAATAGCTTTGGCTATTAGAATTTATAAATTACTTGGTGGGGGTGGGGGTGGAGGCGGAGGTAAGCTTGGAGGAGGCGAAGGCGGGGCGCCTAATCCTGGCAACGATCCTCCGCCCATATCTGGTGGAGGTCCGCCCATACCAGGCATCTCTCCTGGTACTGGCATCTCACCGGGCAATCCGCCTGGAGCGCCTGGCATTCCACCTGCAGGCATTGCCGCTTCTGGTTCTGGAATTTCATCGTCATCATCCAGCGCTCTCAAAGCATTTAAATTAAGCAATTCAAGTGATTGGGTCTCTTTTTTAACAATTGCAGCCTGAATCATCTCTTTACGAATCTTCTTTTGTTCGTCTTCCCATTCAAGACCCATCGATCTATATAATGTATGAATTGAGGCTCTTGGAGATTGACCTTCACCGCCGGGTTGAGTTAAAGTTACTAAAGTATTAATATAATCACCCGCGTCAAATAATGACATGTGATTCCAATCTACTTCTGGAACAATAAGGTGATTTACGCCATCTTTTTTCTCATAAAATCCTTGAATCTCTGAGATTGGAGCAAAGATCTTTCTCTTTAACCAAGTTGATAACATGTTTCTAAATTGCATATAACGTTGGCGAAGAACATCAAGTGCAACACCACCATTTGCATAAGTGGTATCTGCTCCACCATCCATAAGAACTGGCGGAACTTGAAGACCTACATAAAGTTCTTTAACTAATTGAGTAATATCTCCGGAGATATCAACAATACCCTGATTATAACCGACTCTTTCAACAGCTACGCCTGGATGTGTAAAGATTTTAAAATCCTTATCATATTGAGCTTCTTCGAATACCTGTCTCCAGTATTCTAAATCTGCAACAGATGGATGTTGTCCGTCTGCACCTTCAGATCCAATTTTAATCAAAGTTAATGGATTAATCATGTTGTCTGCCTGCGCGTATTTAGATTCACGAAGCTTATCAAAAAGCATTAATTGTCTAAAGATACAGACTGGAAGTCCAGTTCCACGAATTTCGTAGGGGCTAATTTTTCTAGATAAATGAGAAACGTGAAAATTATTAAGAACAATGTTCTCTCCGCGTTTAACAGAATCGATAATTTGTTGATTTAACTTTTTACGTTGTTCAAGATCGCCAGGCTTGTTTGATTGAACAATTCTTTTTAAGTTTTCATCAGGCTTTAACATGATGATTGGTTCATTGGCAATTATATTGCGAAGCACAACCATATAATCTGGGTTTTGAAGCATTAATCTGCTCCATTTACCCTTATTAACATCTAGTTCTGCATAGACGAAAGCTTCGCCAAGTAACCAAAACTCTTGTGCAATTTGCACGCAAATATTCATAAGGTCTAGCTCTTCAATCATATCATCGAAGAAATGTTGTACCTCAGGATTATGACATTTAATTTGTAACTTGCTAATCGGATAAGTGCTATGTAAATTTATAGCATTATGAACAAAGGGATTTAAAGCATAAAAAGCGCGACACCAAGCATTTATGGTGGCGCGATCTCTTGGAAGATTTAAATTGCTACTTAACCAGAGAGGAGAATAAACCTCGGGAAGTTGTTTGACGGTATCTCCAGCAGATCCTCTAAATCCGCCGCCACTAGAAAGTACTTGAGCTGTTTTTTTAAAGCCAACCATCGAAGCGACACGACCCGCAGAAGTCAATCCGTCTTCATGAAAACCGGGTCCAGTACCCTCGCGGTAGTAGCCCTGTCTGACATCATCGGCTAGCATGTCTTTTCGGACTTGAGATACGCTTTGCGCCATTAAAGCACTAACTTGCGGGACGCCTATCCTTCTATCCATAAAGTCCTGCGAATAGGACACTTTTGGTACTGTCTTAAATTTCTTCATGATTCTCCAGCCTAATTGACTACTACTATGCCTTAATAATATATCAATTAAACTTGAGAATGCTTAATTATCGTTGATGTGGGCAAGTTCCATAGACGTGTTTAGCGTAATTACAGTTAAAACAAAGAATTTGAAAATTATCCTTTGGATAATTATTCTTTTTTAACCAACGATAAAAGTTATGACCCGCGACAGTCTTTTCATCACTGCCATAATCTAAACCGAGAGATTTTCTGTGCTCTGCCCCTTTACCATCAATGTGATCAATAGATAAAAATTCTATTTTATCTTCATTGCAACACGTACATTTGCTGCCGTATTCTTTAAGAGTTTCTAATTTTATTTGTAATCTTAGGGTTCGATTCAATTCTCGGGCACAAAATTTACAAACATATTTAGACTTCTTAATCCATCCATTATAACAATTTTCATCATTAAGCGGACTTTGGCATTTTTTACACGTATGCTCGGTCATGTGATAACTATATCTCCCATGAAAAAAAGTTTTTAGATCCTTCTTTTTATAAATCCAGTAAGCGCGAGCGGCTGTTTTTTTGCCTTCATATTTTGCTCCATCACTAACGGATTTTTTACTTTAAAACCATTCGTGACATAAAATTTATAAGCGATGTAAGCATTTAATAAAGCCATTAGTCCGTCATTAGGCTCACCGCCTTTTACATAATGAATGGTTGGATCTCCAAAACGAGAAATAGATGGTTTAATATCCATGCTGGCACAATGATTTACTAGCCAACCAATTTTATCAAAATCACCATATGGGAACTTTACGTTCCCGCCTTTTAATAACTCAAACATCTCGCCAATAAAATGATCTCTCTCAAAGACAATTTCTTTTGGATAAGCATCTTCTGTAAATTTAACTTTATCATTTACCTTGCTATGCGCGCGCGAGACTAAATATCTATCGCCGTAGGCGGTATGCATCATAGTTGAAAAATCTTGTGAGAATCCAATGTCTCCAATACAAAGATTAACGCTATAATCTCTCATTAGCTTATCTATTAAAGATTTCTTACTCTCTAAATCATTTCGTTTAAATTTTAACGCAAACTCAACCGAAAATAATTTTGGACCCTTCGCCGCTAAAATTACCGCAGTAGTATATGATTGTCCTTGCTGAGTTTTTTTCTTAGTCTCCGCCATCTGTTCAAGGTCGGCTCTAGCTCCGTAGTCGATTCCTAGAAATATTTTCAATCCTTCTTCAGCCGGAATGCGGTTTCGCATCTTGCGACCCTTATCAGCGCAAAATTGCTCAATCTCCTCTATAGTGATAGGGCTACTATCTCCTTGATAAAATTCTCCAAGAACTTCATTCTGATACATTCTTTCAGTATTCGTAGGATGAATGCCTGGTTTTTCAGCAATGATTGCTTCTTTAGGAATATGAGGCATGTATAATTGATTAATATGAAATCCTACATAATCAGATTCGTTATTATCTTTATTAGCAACCCATTTTCCACGCTCAGCTGCACCATTTTTATCTTGCTCATGTCCGCAATGCGTACATTTAACTACGTACGTATGTATCCACACCTTCTCCCAATCATCACTTCCAGGAGTATATAAAGGAAAATGCTTTTTACACTCTTCACAACCTAAGAAATAAAATTGTTGAGAAGATGCCGCCCAAATTTTATAAAAATCCGAACCCTTCTTCTTTGGTGTTCCGAAGAAAATACGAACACCACGACCCTTCTCTCCATATTTTGATTGTTTTAACATGTTCAAAATATTAGAAACGGCATCAGAGGGAGTATCTTGAAACTCGTCGATGAAAATCATGTCGGCAGTCTTACCTCTAAGTCTGTCTCCATCTGCGCCAGTGGCGTCAATCCATAATTGATTTCCGCCAACGAACTGCTTAAATGAAAGTGAGTCGCTAGAGTCATGCGAGTCATCAATTAAGCTTTGCATGTAAGACTTAATTTTGCCACCAAATTTTGGTTGCGTTGAGGCATTAATAGAAGAACTAATTAATGAGCTAAGTTTGCTTTTTGAATATCCAGAAGACTGTTCTAAAATTGGGAAAGTGTGAATAATGCGCATTGGTGGGCGACCGCTCGCACCAAACATTCCACAACCCATAAAGAAACATTCCAGAGCACCTGCCATGGTAGTTCCTCCAACTTGACGCCCTTTAACGAAACAGACTCCTTTGGAGCCCGGTTCTAAAGCTTTAATTCCAATATATCTATAAATATCGGCAAATGGTTTAAATCCATTACCAGTTAATCTGAATGGCTTGCCCTCAAGATTTAAATAGTTTTCTACGAACCAAACCGGGTCCATATGTAATAAACTGTTTTTTATCTTATTAAATGAGTCTTTATCAACTGACATATTTTACTTATTAGATGCTGGCATTAAAGAATGAAGCGCATTAGTATTTGAAGGATCAATATCAGCATCATTAACCTGCTGAATTTTACCTAAATCACTATAGTTATCATCATTACTTGGAAATTTACCCTGTATTTCTAGAATTTTATCTTTAAGATAATTTAAGAAAGCGCCATCTTTCCAATCTGATTCATCTATGACGTCACCAGAAAAAAGAGACTTTATGTGTTGCAAAGTTGCTGGTAGAACAACATGCCCGTGCGTAGTCTCTATATAATTATCAATAGCCGTTTTAATTTGAGGGTTTTCTTCAAATAACTTTATCTTATTATCGCTGGGGCTCTTTTTTTTTAAAAGACAATGAACGTCGCAGGTGCAACCTTCTTCACAGGTACATTCCGCATCACTTCGATCACAACCATCACAATATGCTTTAGATTTATCAATGTCTAAGCCGGCTTTTTTCTTTACTTTTTCAGACGCAACCGTTTGATTGATTAATTGTGCTAAGCCAGTTCTTTTTTTCATATCCTCAACTGCAGCTGCAACTGTAGGATATTTAGATTTAGATGTTCCACCCATGATAGAAGAAATTTGATCATATAGAGTTGGTTCATTGCGCATAGGCTCAACGGAAACCTTTTCCATGCTCTTTGCAAATTCCGTCATCCAACTTGGCATAACTGGCGATCTCTCGACCGAATAAGATTCGCGAGTAATAATCGGCATTGATCTGGGTGCATATTTTTTAGTCATGTTATCCTTAGGCTTGGTAGTTAGCTGCCCAATCAAAATTATCTGAAGAGGTAGAATCATAATCTTCATCGACTAGAAGACCTCTATCACGACGCATTGGATATCCCATGTCTGCAAATAATTGCATACATTCAAATTTTTCACGAGTAGTTAAATCGAACTTTTCAGAGAATTTAGCGAACATATCTTCGATATCATGTCCGGCTGAAATTGCACCATTAATGCAAGTTCTAACAATAGTAGAAATGAAAAGTGGAGCGGTAATTACCATTCCAGAAACTCCCATTACTTTTTGACCTTCTTTGACAATAGTTCCAGATTCATCTTCGGCAGTCTTCTTCTTTTTCTTGCCTTTATTTTTCTTATTGACTTTATCATGACGAGCATTAAGCCTTTCAATACCATCATAAATTTTAGCTCTGACCTCTTCTACTTTATCGGCATCTAGTTCGCCATCAAGATCAAGTCTCATAGCTTTAGAAATTTCAGAATCTAATTTGTCTAAGTACGATACTGCGCGTTCAATACCGGCAGTGTCATAACCTGAATGCTTTGGAATCTCAGAGATTTTTTCTTGAATCCAGGCAACGAAGCCCGAAGCACCTTTTGATTCCCAATCCCATTTTGCTGGTTTTTTGGATTTCTTGGCATCATTCTCGTCTGGATCTTCTGCCGACTCTTCAGGATTCTCAGAAACTTCAAGATCGCGCTCTTTAACATCATCTAAGGCGGTGACGCCTGGAACCGCTCCAAGATCAATAACTAATTGAATTTCTCCTGGCTCATTAACCTCTAAAGATGGCGCATGAGCATGAGCGTGGTCATGCTTATGCTCATGCTCATGCATTTCTGGATCATGCATTTCCAATACCAATTCTTTATCCGGTTCTTTAGGATAAAAAACCATAGCGTGGTCATGACTATCCATATCATCGACTACAATTTGTTCTATACTTTGTGCGTTGGAAATAAGTGACATTAATACCTCTAGATCCTTAATTTTACACCTATATGTCTAAATAATGCAATATTATTTTTTTTTATCGTCAGCCATGTGAGTTTCTAGGCGACCATAATATAAGTTGGTTACTGGTTTATTTTCTAAATCTTCTTTTGGATAGATGCCGTCAAATAGCCCTAAAGGAGATGGTTCTGCTGGAGAAAAAGGCATTGGAGTAATTGTTTCTTCCGATATATCTAATAAATTATTATTATCTGACTTTTCTTCTTTTTTAGATGCTTGCAATTCAATACATTTAAAAAGAGCTTTTCTCGTCTTACTTTTGTGCTCATTCCTTTTGCGCTTAGCCTCTCTAAAGTCTTCGACGCTTTTATATTTATCCATATTTTGATAAAATCCGGCACCGGGACCTAAATCCTTAGGTTCAACTTCATAAAGATCATAATTTTTATAAAGAACACCACGAGCCATGGTATCGGTCGGATCATATTCTTTATCTTTTTTTCTTTTCATTTCAGGATCTTTTCCGGTCCCGCCTTGAAAATATGCTATTTTTTTAGACATTTTTTGTTCCTTTAGTCTTATTAACATAATATGGATAAAGCTCTTTAGTAATTGGAATATAACTCCAAAGATTCATTTCGTCTAAACATTTGATAGTTTTTTCAGGACTATAGCTTAATGCTTTATTAATTTTTTCTGCCAGGCTTTTTTCTGAAGAAATTAAAATTGACTCCGGATTAGCTTTAACCCAAGATTTTAATTCTGGAGCTAATTCAAAATCTAATTTTGCTGCAAGATATATCGCTCTAACAACCCTATTTTTATTATTAGTTAGTGTAACCTCTGGAGACAAGCAAGTTCTAATAATTTTATCTTGACAATCTTTAAAGCCCATATTAGTTGGATCTATAACTTCCTTTAAATCTAAAGTCATAAGTAAAGCGTTGCAGGTAAAATCTCTACTAAATAATTCACGCTGCATATCTGTTGGATTTTTAATTTTCTTTTCTAAAAGAATTTTATCTATATTAGGCAATGTAAAATTAGAAGAAAAATCTACCTTCATATCTCCAACTTGAAGAGAGCTATGTCCATCATTCATCTCTTTAGCCTGAATATGAAAATTAGTATCCAATAATCTAACTAAATCTTTAACTAAAAAATTGACAGATCTATCGCCCGTCGTAATATCTAGATCTTCAATCTTATCTAGTTTATTAAGAATTTTGTCGCGCGGAGTCCCACCACAAATAAATGGTCGAGAAGTACCGCCCTTTTTAGCAATACTAGCGATTAAGGCTAATAGGTCCCTTAGCTTCATTTACTTTACCGGGGCTAATGGGGTGGTGGCTGGAATTGGTGGAGGCGCTGGTGGTGCAGGAGCAGCTGGCATTTGGCTAGTTAATTTGGCTGGGGCGCTCAAATCTTCTTCTACTTCAATTTCTGGCTTGACCTCCGCTTCTGGGCTAGTTCCTTGATCAAAGTCGGCTTGCTCTTGCTCTTTGCGCATTTTCTTTCTTTCTTTTTCTTTTGCGTCATCATTTTCAAGCTTCTTTTTTGCTTGTTGAGCTTCAGGAGAATCGCTTACAGTTTCGGTAGTCAAATCAATATGTTTAGTGTGTAAAGTGCCACGAAGACGAGAAAGAATATCGTCAATACGACTTGCAATATACTGATTTGAGTCAAGTGATTTATTCATCGCTTCTGCTAAAGTAGGAAATAATGAAGCTAAACCTAGACGATCTAGCATCATGTCAATCATTGCTAATTGACGTGGAACTTCTCTAACCTTAAAGATTTTCGCCAGTTCTTCTAATTTATTTACAACATCGGAGATGGTTAAGTTTGTAAAAGCGCGATCGACTAAATTATCAAAGTCTTTACCAGAAGAAACTTCTTCTTGGACTTCAATATCTGCTTT